AAAAAGCGTTTAGAAGAGCTACGCAAAAAAGATCCGTTTATATATGAATAATTGACTAATCGTATATAATCGTATATAATCGTATATTAAAGGAATTAGATATTGTTAGATGTAATACAGATTAGCTACCACGAACAGTATGCTGATGATAACTTTGAATTGCTACAACTGTTCGCACCCCACGCCAAGCGTGTACAGGGTGTTAAAGGTATCTTTGAAGCACACAAAGAAGCTGCACGAATTGCAGAAACACAAAACTTCTATGTGATTGATGCTGATGCTATTATAGATGAGCAGTTTAACTTTAACTTTGTGCCCAGTCGTAATCGAGATCAATGGCCCGGTGTGCCTGAAAGTACTTGTGTATATGTGTGGCGCAGTGTTAATCCTATTAATGATTTACTATACGGCTATGGCGGTGCAAAACTGTTTCCACGCAAAGCAGTATTAGATGCTGAAACATTTAATGTTGACATGACCACAACATTAGGTTGTCCGTTTGTGGCTAAGTTAAGTGTAAGCAACATCACCGCATTTAACGCAGATCCTTTTAGCACATGGCGCAGTGCGTTCAGAGAATGCACCAAGTTGGCTAGTAGTATTATACCCAACGGCGACAATACAGACAATGAATATAGATTAAAGGTATGGCAAACTCGTGGAGAGAACAGACCATTTGGTGCTTATGCAATAGCAGGCGCAAAGCAAGGTGCTGACTTTGGCACAGAGTATAGAAACAAATCTCATATATTAGATAAAATAAATGATTTCGAATGGTTAGAGGAGATGTTCAATGACGCAACTTGATATTGGCCCAAACGGAAAACAAATATTAAAAACGACAGAAGACGGAAAGCAAGTACAAGCGTATGAGCCTCCTGAAAACTTCTTTTGGATGAATGGATTAGAGGAATACCTTACATACATTGATCATCATCATTTAGAAGAATTTTTAGATATTAAAAAAGCAGTAATGTATGGCAATATATGGAAAATTAGAAAGCGTATAATGCATGAAGTACAGCGTGGCTGGATAGATGATAGAGATTCACCAGATTCAAGCCCATTGAGTAAGGAGTTTATTAATATATTACTTGCTCACTACAGTGGATGGAATGCTGCAAGACACAGGAAGATACTACGCTATGTGGCGCATTGTATAGACAACTCATACATACGCAAGATTAGTAGTTGGAGTATCAAATGGCAAGATCTTGCCAATCTAAATGATCATTTCAGCAGAGGGCAGATTTGTAGTAAGATGTGGTTAGTAGATAAACTAGCAGAAGTATATGAAGATAGGGAGTTGGGTACAGTTTTACACTATGGCGGTTGGTATGCTACTATTGCACACATACTGTTTGAATTTTTTCATATTAAACAATATCTTAATTTAGAATTAGATCCGCAATGTGTAGACATAGCAGATGATTTTAATTATGAACATCTAAAGAACTGGCGTTATAAAACTGTACAAATGGATTGCGGTGTTGTATCATACAACACCAATAACGAGTGTAATATAGATATTGTTAACAAAGACGGAATTAAAAAACCAACGCAAGTAAAGCCAGATCTAATTATAAACACCAGTTGTGAACATATGAATGAAGATTGGTTTCACAATTTGCCCCAAGGGCAAATGATATGCTTGCAAACAAATGATTACTTTGATAACGAACAACATTCAAATTGTTGTAAAGACCTAGCTGAAGTAAAAACAAAATATCCTATGAGCAAAACATACTATAGTGGAGAATTAGACACACAGATGTATAATAGATTTATGCTGATTGGCACTAAATGACTACTGAAAAAATGTCGCTTAGACAAATGCAAACTGAAGCCGCTAGGGCACTAAGTAGTATGCAAGCTACGAACAACAACATTAGCCAGTTTAATAAGCTAGCCCATCACAATAGTCAGTTATGGTATAAAGCAGTTATTGACTGGTATGTTGAACAATACGGTGACTTGCCCAGCAAAACTGGACCAGGCAAGGATGTAACATTACTACACGATGTATAGATACCAAGACATTAGACAGGTACATTTAGAAGTAACACAACGCTGCCAAGCCGCTTGTCCTATGTGCGACCGTAATGAAAATGGCGGCAAGGATAACAGACACATAGATAACAGCGAATTAAGTTTAGCTGACTGTAAAAAAATCTTTAAGCCAGAATTTATTCAACAATTAGACACTATGTACATGTGTGGTAACCTAGGTGATCCTATTGTTGCTCGAGATACACTGGAAATATTTGAATATTTTAGAAAACACAACAGTAAAATGTGGCTCAGCATGAATACCAACGCTGGTGCTAAAAGTACTGATTGGTGGCGCAGTATAGCTGAAACAATAGGTAGACATGGTAATGTTATCTTTAGTGTAGATGGGCTGAGTGACACTAATCATTTGTATAGACAAAATGTACAATGGAATATAGTAGAACGCAACATGCGAGCATTTATATCAGCAGGTGGTAGGGCTAGATGGGACTTTATAATATTTGGACACAATGAACATCAGGTTGAAGAAGCCGAAGCACTTGCTAAACAATGGGGTGTAGAACGTTTTCAAAAGAAAAAGTCAGGCAGATTCTTTAATGCTAGTAGTCAAAAGAAAGACACGCACCAAGCACAAAATAGAAAAGGTATCGAAACACAGCTAATAAGCAAACCTGTAAAGTTGGATAATCAAAATCTAGCACTATTAAAACAAAAAGAAATAGCCAAAACCTATGGTGGTATGGAGAACTATTATAACAGTTGTACAATCAAATGTAAAGTAGCAGAAGAGAAATCAATCTTTATTACAGCAGAAGGCTTGTTGATGCCTTGTTGTTGGACCGCCGGACGCATGTATAAATGGTGGCACAAAGACTATAGAGTAGAACAAATATGGGACTTTATTGATCGCAGTGGCGGAAAACAAGGAATTAATGTAGTAGTCAATGACTTAGAATCAGTATTTGATAATAACTTACTACAGGATATTGAAAACAGTTGGAACTTGTCTAGCCTTAAGTTGGGTAAACTAGGAGTATGTGCTCAGAAATGCGGATCAGAGTTTGACCCATTTGCAGAACAGTTTAAATAGTGTTATGGACGATAGTAGAGAAAAAGCAAAAGATTGGTTACAAGCTAACCCTACAGTGTGTGCTTTGCCATTCATGCATTTTCAGCTTGAAACAAATGGCGATATGAAACCTTGTTGCAGTGCTGAATTTCCTATAGAAGATGAAACAGGTAAGCCTATTAATGTTAGAGATTACACAATAGAAGAAATGTGGAATCATCCTCAGAGGCACAAGTTTGTGAATGATCTACTGTCAGATAAGAAACCTAAACAGTGCAATAGATGTGTAGTCAGAGATCAAAACAGTCGATATAGTAAACGTATTCATTTTAGTACAAACGGCAAAAGTTTAGAAACAACACAACGCATGATGCGTGATGGTATTCACAACTTTCCATTTGAATTAAAATGGATAGATATGATGCCTGGTAATGCTTGTAATCTAAGATGCAGAATCTGCAATGCAGAGAATAGCAGTTTATGGGCTAAAGATTATCATAAATTAAAAAACCCAGGCGTTGCTTTTAAAGGCAGTGCAGAATGGCAATACAACAAAAGTTGCCAGTGGATCGATGATCCAAAGTTTATTGAAAGTTTAGACACACAAATATTTAAAGATTTAGAATACCTACACCTACTGGGTGGTGAACCCTTGATGGTCAGTAAACACTATGAAATTTTACAAAAAATAATAGATGCTGGTTATGCAACACAGATAACAATAGAATATAATACAAATGGCACATATTTTTTTAATCAAAACCAATTAGACATTTTATCACAGTTTAAACGACTAGCAGTTAACATGAGCATTGATGACATTGGCAGTCGCTTTGAATATCAAAGAAAGAATGGAGTATGGGCAGATGTTTGGGAGAACATTAAAAAGTTTTATGCATTAGAAAATACTTTTGTATCAAACATTGGTGGTAAAACTAGAATTAGAATGACTCCGGCAATAAGTATTTTTAATGTATATTATGTTCGTGATTACTTAAACTTTTTTAGAAATGAAGGAATAGATGTTAGCAAGTTAAGTTTGAATCACTGGGTACATGACTGGGGACTTGATGTAAGAGAACTAACATTAGAACAAAGACAACGTGTATTAGATAATATTAGACCAACCAGTCCGGAAGAAGATATTGAATGGTTACGATGTATTATTGCAAGATTAGAATCAGATGATTACAAACCAATTAGAATGAACGCTCGTGATTGGAAGTTTAATGGATTTGATAATATCAGAGGAGAATCATTTGCACAAACACATCCTGAAATGCATGACATAATAAAACACCAATGGTGGAGAGACGTATATGAAAACTGACAAAATTAGCCCAACATTTTGTGCATTACCCTGGTTGCATTTATCAAGCAGACCAGATGGCAAAATGCGAACATGCTGTACATCAAATGCCAGCAGTGTTCAAGACCCAGATAGTAGTAAAAAAGTAGGCGGCGGCGAAGTTGGCGTAGTTAAAAATGACGACGGTATCCCTGCAAACTTCAATCACACCAGTTTAACTGATGCATGGAATTCGGATTACATGCGTAATGTTCGCAAAATGATGTTGCGTGGAGAGAAGCCAGCACCATGTTTGAAGTGTTACAAAGAAGAGGAAGCTGGGCATCTAAGCAAACGCAACTGGGAGACAGACTATTGGGGCAATAGATATGATCTATTTGACCTAGCCAAAGCTACAGAAGCTGACGGTAGAGTAGAGCCTAAAATACGTTATATTGATTTGCGTATGGGAACAAAATGTCAACTAGCGTGTGTTATGTGTAGCCCACATGATAGCAGTGGTTGGGTAAAAGAATGGAACAGCATTTATCCACAAATAGATAATGAAAAATTAAAAAATAGTCAAGGTTGGCAAAACAAAGGAAAGAATCACGGAGCAACATACAATTGGCACATGAACAATCCACGCTTTTGGAAAGAGCTTATGGAACAAGTTCCTCATATGTATCAACTGTACTTTGCTGGTGGCGAAAGTCTTATTATTAAACAACACTATGATCTATTAGAAGAATGTATTAAACAGGGTTATGCTAAAAATATTGAATTACGCTACAACTCAAATGCTGTTGAATGGCGTGACGATTTATTTGATTTATGGGCAGAGTTTAAACGTGTGCGTTTCCACTACAGCATAGATGCACATGGCGAACACAACGATTATATACGCTATCCTAGTCAATGGGAACACCAAGAAAAAGTATTTTGGTTGTTAGACGAAACTGCTCCACAAGTAGAAGTTACTACAGCTACTACTATTATGGCACTCAATGTACATTATATACCAGAGTTTGTCAAGTGGAAAGTTGATCAAGGATTTAAAAAAATTAATAAATGGCCCTTGGGTGCAGGTGGAATCAACATGCACTATGCGTATTGGCCACCACAACTTAATTTAAAAGTATTAC